AGAATTCTCATGGGCGTCGAGCATTCCGAGTGACTCGTGGGTCTATCCTGGAGTCTCCGGTCACAGAGACCTGCTACCTATAGCAGAGGCTCTCGGAGAGAAGATATCAGGATTTGAAGACACACCGCACGCAGTGGCCTGGGAGTCAATGACAAGGGGAAGGGATGTCAGGATACCATGGATGCATGCCATCCCGCCCGATCAGTTTCAGAGATACCTCTCAGGCATCCTAGATCAGCTCTGGATGATCATCAGGACAGAGAATGACAGTTACTATATGAATGAATTCGTGATCAACAGAGGGATGCTAGAGAGCCTCTGTCCGCCCATTGTCGATAAGCTTCTGATAGAGAATTTTTTGATAGACGCGACAGATAAGTCCAGAGCAGACCTTCTAAAGTTTTTACCTGATGAAAGTGGACGTGCACCTCACTCGTCTTATACCCAGAGCAACACTGTCACGGGCCGCCTGACAGCCACGAGCGGACCTAATATCCTCACCCTGAAGAGGAAGTATAGAGGCATGATGAGATCTGAGTTCAAGAACGGATCTATCGTTCAGGCTGACATAGTGTCTCTTGAGCCCAGGATAGCTCTGTGCGTCGCACAAAAGACTCCACCTGAAGACATATATGACACTATCATGAATGACGTGCTCGGGGGAGAGGTCTCACGGTCGCAGGCTAAGATAGCAACACTCGGGTGCATATATGGAATGAGCCCATGGACGCTATCTAAGAAGCTCCCTGAGAGTCTAGATGCCAGAGATATATTAATGAGAATTAGAGACTACTTCGACATACCACATCTAGAGAGGGGTCTAAAGAGAGAGTTCAGGGAAAAGGGCTTCATTGAAAATATCTATGGAAGAAGAGTTCCTGCCGGAGATGCACTAGTGAATCACTTTTTACAGTCCACAGGAGCAGATGCATCTCTCCTAGCATTTAGTATGCTTAAGAGCAAGTTAGATGACCTCAACGCGAGATTTAAACCTCTCTACATCATCCATGATGCGATCTTATTAGATCTAGATGCGTCAGCCCTAGCGTCTCTCAGAGAGATAACATCATCTGGTCTAGAGGTGCCAAAATTTAAACAAAGATTTCCTATAAAGATAGAATTTATAGGCGGAGATAAACATGAATGATCTTGAAAAGATCCAGTCAAACTGGGAAACATTTGAAAAGCTTTGTCAGAGGCTATCTGACGACAATCTTAATTCACTGCTAGAGTCACTAGGCGAGAGGATTATAATGACACCGGCCTCTACTAGAAGAGATCAGTATGGTTGCTTCCCAGGTGGGCTAATCCAGCACTCTCTAGATGTTACGATGACCATGCGAAAACTAAATGATACCCTTGACATGGGAGTAACAACTGGCTCTATCTTAAAGGTGGGACTACTGCATGACTTAGGAAAGGTCGGAGGCCTAGATGCACCCCTATTTCTTGAACAGGACTCAGAGTGGCATAGAGATAAGCTAGGACAGCTATATAAGTTTAATGAGGACCTTTCTAGAGTGTCTGTCTCACATAATACACTATTCTTGCTACAGCACTTTGGGGTGCGTCTCACACGAGAGGAGTGGCTATCTATTCAGCTAGCACCTGGATCTCACTTTGAGGAAAATAGATTCTATGTCGGACATGAGCCGTCACTAGCAATTCTAACACAGCAGGCGAAGTCTATCGTTGTCCACAGGGAAAAATTAGAAAACAAACATTGATCTGACCTTCTTGGTTTTTAATCCTCTGATATAATAATTAATATTAGAGTATGAGCAAAAGATTTAAACCAAGTCCAGTTAAGCCAGAAATGGGTGTGTGGTCCGGAAGAGGGATCGGCATTCCTGTTGTGGGAGCGATAGGCGGCGGAGATGACTATAAGCAGAAGATAGGTCGTGACAAGATACGGTGGGACCAGACAGGCTTCAAGGGTTCTCCTTCTCTGTCTGCTGACGCTACATACTCTGTATACCTTGCAAGGGTCAATAAGGACTGGGATGAGGAATATGAGGCTGTAATGTTTCCCAGTCAAGAAGAGGACGATGTGAATATTTATGATATGGATGTCTCTGCCATAAGAAGCAGAAAGACTCCAAGGGATTTTAAAGTGAAGCATCCAAGAGCTCTCGGAATATCAGAACGTCACGTCTTTGACGAGAATGATGTCGTCGAGAATAGCCGATATCGTCTCACCCAGGTCACTGAGGGAATATTTACACAGATATTTGGAGATATAGCAGGAGACATAGGCGCAGCTGCTTTAGCAGCTGTACCACTCTTTGGAGTACCTGCTGCCGCTGGTCTCGCTGGCTGGAATATAAAACAGCTGAAAGATGACATGGATAATTCTGATGTCGCGATCACCGCATTCTTAAAATCACCAAGTGATGACACAGTTGAGATGATGAATGATGAGCTAGATAGCATTACAGTTAACCTGATCGACCTCTTTCAGAGACTTCTCGAGTTAGTTCCAGATGCAGAGTGGCCGATCGGAGAGGCTGCCAGTGTGATGACATCAATAGTTAATAATCTTGTTAAGCTTAAAAGGGCTCTTCAGGTCACAGGATTAGCCACACCAAAATTTACTCACATGCCGATCGGGGGCATAGGTCCGACAGGACCAGCCACATCGCTGGCAACAAAAACAGCTGCAAAGGCAAAAGTCGCTGGAATCATCACACCAATACTCAAGTTCTTCATGGGAATTCTCGACTCTGGAGCTGCACCAAGGGTATTTAGAGATAATAAAGGTGTGATACTTGGAGTTCCGCGCAGGATGATACTTCTAGCTGACCTCATAGATGACTATCACATTCAGGAAGACGCAGCAGCAGCAGTTGGACAGGAATTTGTTTATCAAAATAGAATAATCCCTGAGGGGGGCTATAATTCTTATGACTATGTGAGATCTCCGATAAGATCAGGTCAGCAAGCTCCTCAACAACAAGCTTTTCGAGTTGAGGATCTAACTTTTTCAGATCCAGCTGCAGCAGTAGCTCACATTCAACGACAGCAACAACAAGGACAACAACTATCTTTAGAGGAAAGAACTATGAGAAAAGATATGAAGAATCTAAGAAAATTCATAAGAGAGACAGTTAAGACAGCGCTAAGAGAGACATCTTATCCAGACTATCCCTCTATGCACCCTCCTAATCCCACAGGATATCAGTTCAGAAATGTTCCTGTTATCGAACCAGAGTCTCAGCAGGTCGATAAATTTGAAACACTTGATAGCTATGATGACTTCTCTGTCTCATACACAGCTGATGGAGGAGTTGTCAACTACCAGGCGAGGAATAAGCTTAAGCTCGATGAGGAGAGACATCTCGCTCTGAGAAGGTTAATTCGACAAGATATCGCTGGGATTGTCAAAGAGTCAAAAAAAAAGTAGTAGCTGTTGGAGACAGTAATACTGTCGGAGTCGGCAACAACAATACGTCGTATATAAACCTTCTTGGTGACGACATCGACGTCGGAAAGTTCGCCACAGGCGGTAAGGCCAGCTTTCAGCTAGGGGGAAAGCTGGCACAGGCCTTGCGAGGTAATCCAGACTATGTTGTAATTTTTGTGGGAATTAATAATCCTATGTCTGAAAGAGGTTGCTTTGGCAAATTCCCACGAAAAGGCACTGGGTTCACAGAAGAGTCTTGGGTGGGTGATGTAATTAATGACCTGAGGTCATATTATGCTAAAGTAAAAAACAGGGGACCACAGCTCGACCCGCCAAAGGAGATAAGGGTCATAGGAATTACTTTAGTTCCTGCTGTAGGGCGCTGGAGTAAAAAATATGATAAATGTCTAAAGAATGATCCATATGGGATAAAGTCAAGCAAGGGTGATGTCATAGATCTCGAAGATAAGGGTCAAAAGGATTGTTATCGATTACGATGTGATGCTTTAGAGGAGCGCGAGCCGGGAGTATTTACAGTCAAGCGTCCAGGTGAGGGACTCGAAAGACGTAATCCGAGTATTCTTCTCGCGCAAACTAAAAGGGTTAACGATTGGATACGATCAAATGCTGACATAGTCATCGACGCTGCGTCAGCATTAAGTGATGAGAGTGGTATCTTACCAGCTTATGATAGTGGTGACGGCATTCACCTAAACAATGCTGCACACCAGTGGATCGCTAGAGAGATTAGTAGAATAGTTGGACCTACTGTGGCAATAGATGATGCTGTAGAAGACAATGATGATCCTGACGATATCGTGAGAGAGTCAAAAGAGGGCGCTGATCATCCTGGTAAGTCATGTGAGGAGTCTCATCCTGAGGTGTCACATGATGACTGGGTTGAAGACCAGGCTAATGAGGTCTCTGGTGCGGGAGGAATTGCTGGAGTTATCCTTCCACTTGGAATGTCTGCACCGTCACATGGAAGAAAGAGAAAGCCAGCTTGGCAGGCTGCAGGATCTGGATTCGCTCGGGCGACACCGGTCGGCGACATAAAGTGGAATAAATAATTAAAAGATGAACATTGATAGCGTCATGCTATATCATATACATGTAAGCTAAATTACATATTGCACATTAAACATTTAATATTTAGGAGATTTAAAAATGGCAATTGACTTTGATGCAATTCGAGCAAAGCTCGATAGGTTGAGCGGAACATCTAAAAATCGCTCTGTTATGTGGCGGCCCACTGAAGGTGAGGAGCACACAGTTCGACTTCTCTCTTTCCCAGAAAATGACGGACTTCCCTTTAAGGAGCTGTGGTTTTATTATAACATCGGTGAGCAGCGCGGGCTTCTAGCTCCAAATCAGTTCGGAGATCCTGATCCCATTCAAGAGCTGATCAACTCCCTGAGAGATGAGGGCTCTAAGGAGTCTTATGAGCTCTGCAAGAAGCTCTATCCGAAGATGCGGACATATGCTCCCGTCATCGTCAGGGGTGAGGAAGAGAAGGGAGTTCAGATCTGGGGATTTGGAAAGACTGTCTATCAGGCCCTGATGGGACTTATGCTAGACGAGGACTACGGCGACATCACTGACCCACTAGAGGGAAGAGATATCAAGGTTCTCTGCACTAAGCAGCCTGGTAAGAAGTGGGCGATGACTGAGGTCAGGCCACGAGGAAAGCAGTCACCTCTATCATCTAGCACAGATAATGCAAGCGAGTGGCAGAATAATATTCCAGATGTCTCAGAGATCTATCGCTGTAAGACATATGATGAACTATCTAAGATAGTTAATGACTGGATCAATGATGATGCATCGGGTGATGAGGAAACTGTAACTGAAACTTCAACAGAAGGAGAAACAAAGGGCTCAACCTCTTCTGGATATAGTAATATTGATGATGCATTTGCAGACCTTATGACTGATGATTAATATCGACGTATCTTAATACGAACCTGTCAGGATCTCAGATCCTGACAGGTTCTTTCATATTGAACAAATAGAGTCTTTCAAGATATTATTTTAATGATATCAAGAGAAAATACAGATGGCAAAAAATAATAGACCCAAGAAGGGAGAAAAGGTAGAAGACTTTACTTCTGACCTAATAGCTTCTTTAAATAAAGAACATGGCTCTCGTGTGGCATATAATCTTAGCCAAGATGAGTCACCCACACATGTCAGTCAGTGGATAAGTACTGGCTCTCACTTGCTTGACTACATTTGTTCAAATAGAAGAAATGGCGGTCTTCCAGAGGGAAGAATCATAGAGATTTTTGGTCCTCCTAGCATAGGAAAGTCTCACATCGCAACACAGATAGCTAGAACAACACAGATGATGGGCGGAATTGTCGTTTATATTGACACAGAAAATGCCACGTCAGTTGAAAATTTAGGCCTGCTTGGTGTAGACGTTTCTAAGAGATTCGTGTACGTTGATACACATTGTACAGAAGAGGTTCTTTCAATTGCAGAGGCAACTATTTTAAAGGCACGTGCAATGGAAAAAGACGTTCCTGTCACAATTGTCTGGGATTCTGTTGCAGCATCATCTCCTAAGGCCGAGCTAATAGGTGACTATGATAAAGAATCAATAGGCCTTCAAGCTCGAGCGATTTCAAAGGGGATGAGAAAGATCACGGGTGTCATTGCTAATCAAAATGTTCTATTTGTAATTCTTAATCAGATAAGAACTAAGATTGGTGTTATGTATGGTGATCCTGATATCACCCCAGGAGGCAAGGCAATTCCATTCCATGCTTCAACAAGAATTAAGCTTGGTGCGGGTCAGCAAATAAAAGATGGTGACGACGTGATCGGAATACACGTGTCAGCTAAGACAATTAAAAATAAGGTTGCACCTCCATTTAGAAAGATTAATTTTGAAATTCACTTTGGTGTGGGAATCAAGGAGCATGAGCAAATATTTGATGTGCTAAGAAAGCACGGTCCAGAAATAATAAATGACAACGAGATCTCTATTTCTGGTACGGGAGCATGGAAGTGTATCACTATCACTGACACAAAAACAGGTGAAATTATCTCTGAAAAGAAGTTTCATAAACCAAAATTTGATGAGATAATGTCAGATCCTCAGTATACGAAATATATTGATGATCTCTTAGAGATTGTAATGATTAAAAAATTTAATCCAGAAAACATTGATGTAGACACAGATTCTTACATTGAGGTAGAGTCTCTTGTTAATAGTATCAGTGAGGATTTCATTGATCCTGAGGCTTAGTGGAAAATACAGACAAGGTAGTGCTAATAGTTGACGCACTTAATCTATTTACGCGTCACTATGTTGCTCATCCTGCTTTAAATAGCAATGGTGGTCATGTAGGTGGCATAGTTGGATTTTTATATTCTGTTATATCACTTGTTGAAAGATATAAGCCCAGCGAAGTTGCTATTATCTGGGAAGGCGGCGGGTCCACTAGAAGGAGAGCAATATACAGTGAGTATAAGTCTAAAAGAAGGCCACAGAAACTAAACAGGTACTATGAGAAAGACATTCCAGATACTGTTGAAAATAGAAACTATCAAATTGCAACACTAGTACATCTTTTAGGATTCTTGCCAGCGATGCAGGTATATGTTCCTGATTGTGAGGCTGATGACGTGATAGGCTACATGTCAAAGTATGCATTCAAAGATAAAAGAAAGGTAATAGTATCTTCTGATAGAGATTTCTATCAGCTTCTCGATAATAAGACAATTATTTATTCGCCAACATGGAAAAAATTAGTGACATTTAAAGAAGTGAAAGAAAAGTTTGGAATATCTCCTGAAAATTTTTGTCTAGCAAAGGCCATATGTGGAGATCCTTCAGATAATATATCAGGAGTAAAGGGTGTCGGATTTAAAACATTGTCTAAAAGATTTCCAGAATTAAGAGAGTCAACATCTGTAGAGATATCAGATATCATAGATGTCTGTAACATGAATATCTCTGAGGGGACAAAAATAAAAGCGTACCAAGAGATAGTATCGTCAGAAGATCTTATACGAAGAAACTGGAAGCTAATATATCTTGATACCGTTAATCTTTCAGCATCACAAATACAGAAAATTAATTATTTGATTGATACTTTTGCTGTTTCTAGAAATAAAATTCATATGATGAGAGCCTTAATAAAAGAGGGAATTCAATCCTTTAACATTGATAGAGCATTTTTATCATTTAATCACATAAGGTAGGTGAAAATGTCTGATACTGATCTCTTTAGTCAGTATGGAAAATCTTTTCAAGAAAAGATATTTCAAGCACTTTTAACAGATCATACCTGGGGTTCTCAGATGCTTGAGGTAATGACACCTGAATTTTTTGAAGTAAGGTATTTAAGATATCTTACAAAAAAATATTTTAAATACTTTGAAAAATATAAGACATTTCCAACACTTTCCTTGCTAATAACAATCATTAGAGATGATTTACGTGAGGGAAATGATATAATTTTGAGAGATCAAATAATTGAATTTCTTCACAGGTTAAAGGTTAGCCCTGATATGGGTGATCTTGCATTTGTTAAAGATAAATCACTTGATTTCTGTAGAAAACAGGCACTTAAGAGTGCACTTGAAAAATCTGTTGAGATGGTTGCCACTGATAGATATGAGGAGGTCATATCTGTTATGAAAGATGCTATTTCAAGAGGCATGTCAAGTACATTAGGGCATAATTTTTTTGAAGATTTTGAACATAGATTTTCTAAAGTTGCAAGAGTGACTTGCCCAACTGGATTACAACAGCTTGATAAAAAAGATTTATTAAACGGCGGATTGGGTAGGGGAGAAATAGGAGTTATAACAGCTCCTACCGGGGCTGGAAAATCTCACTTCCTAGTACACCTCGGTGTTGAGGCACTTAAGGTTGGCAAGAATGTTGTTCACTATACATTTGAACTTTCTGAGAGAGCTGTAGGTCTGAGATATGATAGCAACCTTTGTGACATTCCAAGTAATGAAGTTATTGACAGAAAGAATGAAGTAATTGAAAAATATGAGAGCATGGATACAGGAAGGCTTATCATCAAGGAATATCCAACTGGTGCGGCGTCTGTTATGACTATTAGAAATCACATTGAAAAATTACTTCTCAAGTCATTTATTCCAGGACTAATAATAATCGACTATGCAGATATTATGAAGCCGTCGAGAAAGCTTGATTTTCTTCGTCATGAATTGAAGTTAATATATGAGGAGCTAAGAAACTTATCAATGGATCTAAACGTTCCTGTCTGGACAGCATCGCAGGCAAATAGAGAAGCTGCTAATTCATCTGTTGTAGGGCTAGAAAATATGTCAGAGGCTTATGGAAAAGCAATGGTTGCAGATGTTGTACTCTCGCTTTCTAGAAAGCCTATTGAAAAATCATCTGGTGCTGGAAGGCTATTTGTTGCTAAGAATAGGTCCGGAAGAGACGGAATTTTATTTCCCGTATTTTTAGACACTGCTAAGTCAAAGATCTCAATTGTTGAAAGTGCAAGTGAGATGTCAATAGAAGATATTATCAACACAGACTCAGGTTCACTAAGAGATCTTTTGAGAGAAAAGTGGAAAGAGGTTAACGGTGATTAACTATCGCTGTAAATATTACATTATCGAGGTGTCATGTGTCGACGTTTGAAGAAGCAATTAGTGCATGTATTGAATATTTTGGAGGAGATGAACTAGCTGCTAATGTTTTTGTGACAAAATATGCTCTAACTGATAAAGATGGTGTGATACATGAGCTAACACCTGATGATATGCATCACAGAATGGCACGTGAATTTGCACGAATAGAGAAAAAATATCCAAATCCCATGTCAGAGGAAGGGATCTATGATCTTTTCAAGGATTTTAAGTATATAGTTCCACAGGGTTCTCCTATGTCAGGTGTTGGTAACCCATACCAGATCCAGTCACTATCTAACTGCTTCGTTATTGAGTCACCATATGACTCATATGGGGGAATTTTAAAGACTGATCAGGAATTAGTTCAAATTGCTAAGAGGCGAGGAGGAGTAGGGTTTGATCTTTCAACGATTCGACCTAAGGGCCTGTCTACTAAAAATTGTGCAAGAACAACAGACGGCATTGAGGTCTTCATGGATCGTTTTTCTAATTCATGCCGAGAGGTGGCACAGGGTGGTCGCAGAGGTGCATTAATGCTTACGATATCTGTACATCATCCGCAGATCAGAGATTTCATAAGGATCAAGCAAAATTTAACAAGAGTAACAGGCGCAAATATTAGTGTAAGACTGTCTGATGAGTTTTTACAAGCTGTCAATGACGATAAAAAGTTTCAGCTAAGATTTCCTGTAGATTCTGATGATCCTAAATTTTCCTCACTAGTGTCTGCAAGAGAAATATGGGAAGAAATAATTGAATGTGCACATTCTTGTGCAGAACCAGGTCTTCTTTTTTGGGACACTGCAACAAGACTGACGCCATCAGACATCTATTCTGATAAAGGGTTTGGGTCTACTTCTACTAATCCTTGTGGAGAAATTATTTTATCTCCTTATGATAGCTGTCGTCTTATGGTTATTAACCTTTTATCTTTTGTGAAGAGTCCATATACTCCCCTGGCTGAATTTGATTTTTCTTCTATGCAAAGTGTTGTTCAAAAAGCACAAAGGTTAATGGACGACATGATTGATCTTGAAATAGAACAAATTAAAAAAATTATAAAAAAGATTGAAAATGATCCAGAGCCTTCAAGTGTTAAGAAGATTGAAAAGGATATGTGGATAAATATTAAAACACAGGCACATCTAGGTAGAAGAACTGGATTAGGCATGACAGCAGTTGGTGATACACTTGCTGCACTAGGAATTCGCTATGGGTCGCAAGAGTCTATTGATGCTGTAGAGGAATTTTATAAAAATTTAGCCATTAATTCATATAAGTCTTCGTGTGTGATGGCAAAGGAGCGGGGAGCATTTGAAATTCATGATCACAACAAAGAGAGAGAGAATGAATTTTTGAAAAGAATATGGGGTGCATCTCCAGATGTATATGAGCTTTCTAAAAAATATGGAAGGAGAAATATTGCTCTTACAACTACAGCTCCAGCAGGATCTGTGTCAACACTGACACAAACAACTAGTGGGATCGAGCCAGCGTATCTAGTAAAGTATACTCGACGTAAAAAACTAACTGAGCATGATTTAGACGGTCGTGTTGACTTTGTTGATGACGTGGGAGATAGGTGGCAAGAATATGATGTTTATCATCATGGGTTTAAGCAGTGGATGGAAACTTTATCTGATGAAGAGATAAATACATCAAATATAGAAGACTTAGTTGAATCTAGCCCATATGCAAGAGCGACGTCTAGTGAAATTGACTGGGTTGCTAAGGTAAAGATGCAAGCTGCAGCACAAAAGTGGATATGTCATGCGATTTCAAATACAACAAATGTTCCAGCTGACACTGATGTAGAGACAATAAAGAAAATCTATCTAGAGGGGTGGAAGTCTGGATGCAAGGGAGTGACAGTATACCGCGAGGGATCTAGAAGCGGTGTGCTTATTAGATCCTTAGGGAACACTTCTAAGTTTGAGACACACGAGGCACCAGTCAGGCCTGATAAGCTTCCATGTCATATACATCACGCATCTATTAAGGGAGAAGCATGGACAATTCTTGTAGGTACACTAGATGGAAGGCCATATGAGGTTATGGGAGGACTACAGCAGTACATAGAGATTCCCAAGAAGTATAAGGAGGGCATAATCGTAAAGCATTCAAGAAAGACTAGAAATTCAATTTATGATCTTAGGGTCGGGAAAAATGGAGATGAGTTTATTATAAAAGATATAGTCTCAGTATTTGACAATCCAAATCATGCTGGTTTTACTAGAACTATCTCTCTCGCTCTACGACATGGTGCAAACATACACTATGTAGTCGAGCAGCTTCAGAAGGATCGAGAGATGGATATGTTTTCATTTTCAAAGGTTATAGCGAGAGTTCTTAAGTCTTATATTAAGGATGGCACAGTTCCAGGAAAGACTGTTTGTGAAAATTGTAGTGCAGAAGATACACTCAGGTATCAGGAAGGCTGTGTGATGTGCACTGCTTGCAGTTATTCTAAGTGCGGATAGCATAGTTATGCTTAGAGGCAACATGGCATACTCAAAAAAGGTCCTAGATCATTTTAAAAATCCCAAAAATATAGGATCTTTAGATAAAAATGATAAAAATGTAGGAACGGGAATTGTCGGAGCGCCTGAGTGCGGTGATGTAATGAAGCTACAAATTAGTGTAAAAGATTGTTGCATAGTTGATGCTAAATTTAAAACATTTGGATGCGGTTCAGCAATAGCTGCATCATCACTTGCAACAGAAATGATAAAAGGTCGTACATTACAAGAAGCATCAACTCTCAAAAATACAGAAATCGTTGATGAGCTCAGCCTCCCACCGGTGAAAATACACTGTTCTGTTCTAGCTGAAGAAGCTATCAAGTCAGCTATTGAGGACTACAGGAGCAAGAATGATGAAGGGTGATATAGAATGTCAATAACAATGACAGAGAATGCAATAAGGGCAGCATCAGATGCAGTAAATGATGATGACGCACACCCGATCGGCTTGCGAGTAGCAGTAGTCGGCGGCGGATGCTCAGGATATTCTTATGGCCTTGACTTCGTTGAAGACGATGATATAGATGAGGATGATTCTCAGCTAAAATTTGGTGGCTTAACAGTCTATCTCGATCCCCACAGCGCGCAGATGCTCGGCGAAACCGAGATCGACTACGTCGAAACACTCCAGAAGAAGGGCTTCGTGTTTAACAACCCGAACGCGAAGACAACCTGCGGCTGCGGCTCGAGCTTCAGTTAGCTAAAAACATGAAATGGACAACTAAAGTATCTCATCTTATTAAAGAGGTTGAGCTCAGAAAAAATCCTATAATTGTGACAGTTAATAAGTTTGACGAAAAATCTGCAAAAGAGTTTCAACAGCAGATATCTATGGCACATAACACAGGTCAAAGTGTGATTCCAGTTGTGATTGATTCATACGGTGGACAAGCTTACAGCTTAATGTCTATGATTTCCGCTATAAAGCATTCAGAGATACCAGTTGCAACTATTGTTGAGGGCAAGGCGATGTCATGTGGAGCAATTTTATTCTCTTTTGGTGAGGACGGTCTCCGTTTTATGGACAGCGATGCAACGCTCATGATTCACGATGTCTCATCTATGGAGCGTGGAAAGGTTGAAGAGATCAAAGCGTCTGCAGAAGAAACTGAGAGGCTTAATCAGATTGTCTATAAGATGATGGCTAGAAACTGTGGTAAGAAAGACGATCACTTTCTAAAGCTTGTTCACAAGAAGGGACATGCAGACTGGTTTTTAAATTCAGAAGAAGCTAAGAAGCATAACCTAGCAAATCACATAAGAATCCCTAAGATTAACATTAATATTGCAGTTGACATAGACTTTGAATAATAGGAGTTTAAAGTGACACAAAGAGAAATAATAGAAGAGTTTGTAGAAAAACTCATAAGAATAGAGAATGAAAAAAAGCTTCTCCAAGATGAGCAAAAAGATCTATTTACGTCTTATAAGGACACACTTGATATAAAAGCAATAAGGGCAGCTATTCAAATAGCAAAAATAAAGTCTAGGCTCGGCGATTCTGAATACGCAATGGAAGATATGCTAGACACTGTAGAAAAGAAAATATCACTTTCTTAAGGGAGAAAGACTGATGGATAAAGACTTTTATAATAAGTCAAGCTCTGACAGCCTCGGGTGGGACCCATCTTGGTTCGGTTGCGAAGAGTTTGACGTGAATTTAGTGAATGCCGTTCAAAAGTGGCAAAGAAAAAATGGATTAACAGCTGATGGTCTTGTTGGGCCTATGACGTATAGGCGCGTGTGGACAGAGAGAGAAGCTAATATATCAGATTCATTTCCATCGCTGAAAAGCTATAGAGGCGGTGATAAGCATATTGTTCATAACGGACATTTTATTCCAATTGAGTGGACTAAAGTGATTCTCTGGGATGAATCTACAGGGTTCAAGTCAAACAAAGGATGCTACACTGACTATTCTGGAAAGCCGGATAGAAAGCCTACATTTTTTGTAAATCACTGGGATGTGTGCTTAAGTTCAGCATCGTGTGCAAAAGTTTTAAACAAAAGAGGAATATCAGTTCACTTTCTTATTGATAATGATGGAACAATTTTTCAGACATTAGATACACAGCATAAAGCGTGGCACGCGGGTATTCCAAGATATGAAGGTGGGAACCCTAAGGGAATCGGTGTAGAAATTAGCAATGCATATTACCTCAAGTATCAAGACTGGTATGTCAATCACGGATACGGAAAACGACCAATTCAGGAAAATGGATTAGTTCACGGAAGGGTGAGAGCTCCATTTTTAGATTTTTATCCCATACAGATCGAAGCTCTGAAAGCATTATGGAAGGCAATTCACGTTGGGCTCGAAATTCCGCTAGAATATCCAAAAGATTTAAATGGACAATTTGATACTGGGCTTAATAAGGATTGTGAGAGAGGAAAGTTTCATGGATTCTGTAATCACTATAACTTCATTAAATCAAAAATTGACTGTGCTGGACTAGACCTACCAGAACTTCTAGAGGACGTAAAAAACACACCTGACTATTGTTTAGACAGCTAGGAATATTTATGTCTGCATATTGGCAAACTATGAAACTATTATCTACTCATTTATGTAAGACGAGCGATATAGGATTTCACGGAAATTTATTTGGAGGTCAATTATTAGCGTGGCTTGACGAGGCAGGAGCTGCTCTCTCTGCAGAATTTGCAGAGACAGGACGCATAGTCACAAAGCATATCTCTGAGGTGAACTTTCAAAGCCCTGTTAGACCTGGTCAGCTCATTAAAATTTATGGAAAAATTAAAAAGGTTGGGAATACTTCTTTAACTTTAGAAGTAGAAGCAAGAAGACATAGCATATATAATGGAACTCAAAAACCTGTATGTAGGTGTGAGATGACATTTGTTAGAATAGACGGAGACGGAGAACCAGTACCAATTCCTCCTCACATCCACAAAAAATTTGAAGATACCAGCGCTGAGTAATTTAATTTAACTTATTTTTTAAAATTTGATACAAAATAAGCATGCTTGTTTTTCTTTGTGTAATGAATGCTTAATAGATTCTTCATTTTCATGTTAGGATTTATAGTAGTTTCAAATTTAATAGATGCAATTGCAACAGCTGTCTGGGTTAACATGGGGCTAGCAACTGAATTTAATCCTCTCATGGCAGGAATTTTAGACTCAGGTCCGGGAAAATTTATTTTAATTAAGATGATTTTAATTAATTTATGTGTCTATCTTCTCTGGAGGTTTAAAGATAAAAGTTTATCAAAGTGGCTTGTCACACCAGTTTTTCTTATTTATACTTATATACTTCTTATTCACCTCTATATTTTATCACAGGCCTTAGGTCCGTGGAGACATCTTCATGCATTATCATAGATAAACTAGGCTATAAAATGATGATCATCAGTGTATAATATTTTATGTGGATACCCCCTAAGTCTCCTTATAATCTTATTCAAGAACATCTTTGGGATGATCCTTGGAAGATTTTTGTTGCATGTATATTTTGTAATCTAACCAGAAGGGTAGATGCAGAACCCTATATATGGAAATTTTTTCAACACTATCCTAATGAATATCACGCTGCAAGTGCTAAGATAGAGGAATTAAAAAATATGATCAAACCTCTAGGTCTATCAGAAAGACGATCTAAGGCCCTTATTAATATGTCTGATGATTATATCAAGAAGGACTGGCGGAGTTCACCAGATGTTCTCTATGGGATTGGTAAGTATGGCTCAGATGCTTATCAGATATTCTGTGAAGGAAAGTGGAGAGAAGTAGAGCCAGCAGATCATGCTTTAAATGATTATCACAAATGGCTCGAGGAGCGAAAATGAATAGAGAAGAAGAGAAAGAACTATTTTTAAATTTAAGAGACGAAGAGAAAGAACTATATAATGATTTTTTCTTCAAGGCCAGTGATGACTTCACAATGTGGCGAGACGGAGAAAAAACATATAGCAAGGATGAATCAAAATTAGGACGTGACTGGATTTATATCTATCAGGATAAAAAAGCATTTGAAGTCTTAACGTATCTCAGAAAATCAGCTGAGCAAGAATTGAAAATACTTGATGTAGGAAGTAAATTCTATGCTGCTCTATTTTTTTCTGCTATTGGAAGAACCATGTATCTGGAACCTAGAATGGAGGATATATTCGGTGGTCAGTGGCCCTTCTTCTCGCAGCTAAATATGGGATTTATTAAAGGAGAGGCTCAGGACATAGCAGCACCCGATAAATCTTTTAATGTAGTAACATGCCTTCACGCAATGGAACATTTTGGACTTGGAAGGTATGGAGATACAATAGACTATTATGGTGATCAAAAAGGATTAAGAGAATTTAACAGAGTCCTAGACGATAATGGACATCTCATTCTTTCTGTACCTGTAAATGAAAATGCTCGGATAGATTTTAATGAACAGAGAGTATATAACCCTGATATGGTTGATGAGATGCTAGATAACGCTGGGTTTAAGGTGTTATCTAGAATCTATATCGTATCGCTAGGACTTCTGCGGGGTCATGATGGTGAAATTTTTGAGCCGACATCAAATGATAGAAAAATTTTACGATGTGTCAAGGAAGATCATCAGGCCGCATATATGACGTTATCAACTAAAATAAGAAACTTCTAAGAAGTTTCTGGCGGGTCCTGCAAGAGCAGGACCCGCTTTTTATTTTGGCATCTCTTGTTTTTACACATCACGATTTTGTATTTATTATATGTGTGTGGAGAAATAGAAAAATATGAACATCAATAATACACTAATAGAAGACCTTACCCAGCTACGTGACAGTTGTAGTCAATTTTTATCCTCTAAGGATAGAGATCAGGCATACAGTGTAATATACGATAATGTAAAACAGTTAGGCACACAGGAAGTAATAAGGACAAAAGAAGAAGATGAAAATATTTCAGAGCATGTGGCATCATTTGTAAATAAGCTTCTTTCAATGATTAATAATATTAAAAAGATGGAAGATTTTTCTATGCAGAAGGCTATTGCTAAGATAGAGCTAGCTGATGAAATAATCAGTAAGGCTTCACTAGAGATAGAAAGACGGCAGCTAGAAAATCAGCTAGATGATGAAGAAGATCCACAACAATTAGATGAATAGTAGCTGACTCTTTTGATAGATATTAAAAGATGGCAATCAATCTGATAAAATCTGTTTATTCAGCTAGCATACACATCGCTGATTCTTTTACAGGTTATCTATTATGGGACAATGGATGAGATCTTCGAGTTTCTAACACTTAGGCAGACAGGTAAGATTGATAGAAATATTCCAGCTGTCCTATTTGGTAAGGACTTCTGGGATGATGTTATTGACTTCGAGGCGCTAAAGGATTGGGGAGCCATTGGTGAGAACGACGATGATATGTTCCTGATAACGAACTCAGTGGACGAGGCCCTGGAACACCTCT